TCAAGTAGAGCCATCATTTACTACAGACGCAGATAATCTTTCTTATATTTTATTTAAGCCAGAGCAATGGAAAGCTGTCAGTGCTCGTCGTTTTGATCCAAACGATAAAAGATTTGGTGCGGCAGAGGGCGGTGTAATTGGTTTCTTTTCCCGTCTTTTAAGCGATCAAGATGAAGTAGCGCGGCCTGAGCGTCGAACGGTAGAGCGTGGAGACACACTAGAAAAAATCTCTAGAGAGACAGGTGTAAGTGTTGATGATCTTCAAAAGTTTAACAACATACAAGACATAAACAGAATAAACGCTGGTCAGTCTCTTAGATTATCAGAGCCAGTAAGAAAAAATCAAGTAGTTTCTAATCTTGCTAGTTACTTAAATCCTTTTGCTGGCGATAAAACTGAAAAAGATTATGACACACAAGTTGTTTCAGAATTAAAAAGAGCGGCAAGAAACGCCATTGCTAATGGGCGTATGAATATAGAGTATGAAGATTATCGCGGTGCAAATGTTAGAGGACAAGCTTCTAGTCCAGAGCAACGTGAAAAAGATAATTTTATATTGCGTATGGCTACAGGCAAAATAAACCCTACAGAAGAGGCGGCGTTTTCTGTTGGAGGCGCACAGTTACTAGTAGAAGATGGAAAGCTTTATGCCACTGATATTTATGATTTTTCAGAAATTCCTTTTGACAAAGTAAAAGATATTTATAGTGGTGCAAGATATTTAGCGGGTAAGATTCCCGGCAGAGAATTTAGAAGTAAAATTTTCTTGGGGCCAGTTGACGAATACAATTTAGACTCTCGCGCAAGGCGTCAAACTGGAGGCGTTTCTAATCCTCTTGAATACACCAACACATTAAGAAATCAAGTTCCGTTAGGGCCAAAGTATAATGACGCTGGAGAGCGCCTATACTATTGGGTTCCTTCTCTTGAAGGGGCAAACACATTTGCATCAACCGGAACAAACGATGATAGATATCGTAGGTTGTTTGGTAATCAAAGCAGAGGTGGTTACTTTACTGAAGCAGAAATTCGTCAAGCTTTTGAAGCTAATGAAGGAATGACTACATTATCTAGTCAAGTAGATTGGGAAAACTACTGGGGCTATCTAACTGAGCGCCAAGACCTTATTGACTCAGGGCAACTTGACACAGGGTTAGATGCTTTTGTTGATGGTAGACAAGCAAAGATGCAACTCATTGAAGATGCAGGCGGCTTGAGAAAAGCAGGAGGAGCAAAGCAGTCAGGCCAAGGACTTAGAGCAATACAAACAGATGCTTACAGAACGTCCTACGCTAACATTGTGTACGGTGATACGCAACAAGGCTTGATGGAAAAGTATGGTATACCACAAACTCTTCAGCTTGATGATGGTTCGTTGTATGAGTTTAATGGTAGTAGTTTTACCAAAACTTTTGCGCCTGACACACAAAGTTTTGGTGAAAAGCTAGTTGATAGTGCTGTAGGTGCGGCGATAAGTGCGGCGCTTCCGTTCCCGTTTGACTCAGCAATAAATGCGGCTCGTCCTGAAATTGGAGGGTCAAGTAATCAACAAGCTCCAGATTTAGGTGCAGACATAAGACCAGAGCCTTCTGTGCCTGCTGTCGATCCTGATACACCAAGTGGGCCAGCACAACCAGACACAACGGATAAACCTTATCCAGAGCTTGAAAAGATTGTGTCTACATCAACGCCTGCCCCTAAAGAACAAATAGTTCCTCAAGGAACTTTACCATCTTCTAACCGCGAAAGACCAACAAGACGTTTTGCAGTTGCTAAAGGCGGTAAGATTGACAAAAAGAAAATGGCTTGTAACAAACCTAAGCGCACACCCAACCATCCTAAGAAGTCTCATGTTGTAAAAGCTTGTAAAGACGGTAAAGAAAAGATTATTCGTTTTGGTGAGCAAGGCGCTAAGACTGCTGGTAAGCCAAAGGCTGGTGAATCTAAGCGCATGAAAGCCAAGCGTAAAAGTTTTAAAGCCCGTCACCGTAAAAATATAAAAAGAGGTAATATGTCTGCGGCATATTGGGCCGATAAGGTGAAGTGGTAACGATATGGCTGTATCTTGTCTTAGAAGGCGGGACAGCTATTTATATTGGACGTACAGTAACGCCAGCAAAGGCGTGTATATATAAAGAATACCATAACCCTGAATCAAAAAAGCGTTATACTTTCTATATACATATACTAGGTACTTGTCCACCGTATGTCAAATATAATCACACTCCATAAAATAGTTTGGCATGATGCCTCTGGCGGTTCTAACACAGGCTGGAGAGATATTGACGAACTTAAAAAAGTTACAGCGGCTATAGCTGTATCATCAGGTGTTATCATACACGAGGACGAAACTATAATTATTATTTGTCCACATATATTGTTAGAGGATGGTCAAGTCGTACAAGGAGATGCAGAGATAGCTATCCCAAAGGCTTGGATAATTTCAAACGAAAAACTATTGGCGTTCCCGCCGGGAGATTAAAATGGAAGTTATTAATAAAATCAAAGAATGGTGGAAGAAAGTCTTTGATAAATTTAAGGGCGGCTCCGAAACCATGAGCTTTGAGTTGATGCGAGACATTGATCGTAGTCTTGGGGGCCATTTTATGGAGCGTAGACGATGAAAAGTATATTTGATTTAGAGCGACAGGCGTATAAGAAAGGCGGTAAAAGCCGCGTCAACGAGGCAGGCAACTACACTAAGCCCACCATGCGTAAGAATCTTTTTAATAAGATTAAGGCTGGGGGTAAGGGCGGTGCTCCCGGTCAGTGGAGTGGGCGTAAAGCCCAGATGTTAGCCAAGCAATATAAAGCTAAAGGTGGGGGCTATAAATAGTGCCGCTTAAAAAAGGTAAGAGCCAAAAGACGGTATCACAAAACATTCGCAAACTACGTAAAGAGGGCAAACCTCAAAAGCAAGCAGTAGCTATCGCACTTTCTAAGGCAGGAAAAAATGAAAAGAAAAAAAGACCCCAAGGTAGGAACAGGTAAAAAACCTAAAGGCTCTGATAGGCGTTTGTACACGGATGAAAATCCAAAAGACACCGTGCCTATTGCATATGCAACTCAAAAAGACGCTAGAGATACCGTAAGGCGTGTTAAAAACATTAACAAACCTTTTGCTAGAAAGATACAAATACTGACTGTACTAGAGCAACGAGCTAAAGTTGCTGGGAAAACAGCACAAGCTGAGATAGCGCGTAAGGGCAAAGAGGCTATACGCCGACAACATAAAAAAGCTTAATGGATATATTTTTTATATTTTGCATTATGGCTCTGCCAATAGTTACTGGGCTAACCACTTTCTATTACAGTTGGAAAACAACTGAGGACACACACAATGGCACTTAAAAAATCTCAAAAATCTCTAGCAGATTGGACAAAAGAAGATTGGGGAACTAAATCTGGTAAGCCGTCTACACAAGGCCCAAAAGCTACGGGCGAGCGTTACCTTCCTAAAAGTGCTAGAGAATCGTTATCGTCAGCAGAGTACGCCGCGACTTCCAGAAAGAAAAGAGAGGATAAAAAGAAAGGAAAACAATTCTCTAAACAGCCTAAAAAGATTGCAAAGAAAACTGCTCGTCATAGAGCTAGTACAGGTGGGCTGATTGCGTCTGCAATGGACGTTAGTAAGCCCTGCTAGTCAATAACTTCTATTTCAATACGCCTAGCTCTAGACATTACAGGCTGTAGTTTAGCGTCTGGGTCTACGTATTTGTTCTCGTCGTGAATCAACGACACATTATATCTAACTCTATTAAGGGCGTGTGCGGTGTCTGACCATTCTCTGCCGCCTGCTAATACGCCTGAATACCAAGACTCAAAGACCTCATCACAATATAATTTAGAATTAGAGTGAAACACCCCCTCGCTTCCGTAAGACATAAGATCATCTTTGCCGTTGCAGATATCATTCCAGCCGTGTCCAAAGTCAGAAAAGAGATATCCTGTTTGTTGCCACGCCTGATTCTCTGGGCCATGTGCAAGGCCCACAGAATGTCCAATCTCGTGTAAGTCGGTATAGATAGTACAGCGGCTCATAGAATAAGGCGGCTTGCCTTCACTAAAATGTCTCTTGACTTTAGCTACACCACAAGTATCGACATAAGATACACCATAACCCAAAACAACATCTACGGGCTTTCCTGTTGTTATGGTTCCTACATCATACAAACCGTGCCAGTGTGCAATATATAGTTTAGTGAGCTTGTATTGTATATGGACGCCTGAGAGCGCATAGACTTTATTGTATTCTGCTACACGCTTTTCCCATTTATCCCACTGAGGATGCTCTTCATCTAGCTCTTCAAGGATCTCTACAGGTATGTCTTCTCCATAGTCTCTGTGAGAAGCATATACAAGTACGCCTAGCTCCCACGTTACGACTCTATCGTCATCTTCCCCATAATATATTAAGGCTTGAGAACTGTTTTGTCTGTGGCCTTCACAGTCTATTCGGCTATCTACCTCACAGACCGGATCTTCTTCTATGCGGAATTGTATTTCTTGGCTACCTAGCCTGAAGATGCCATCGCCTGTACGCCCATCTCCAAAGATGTAGACAGTATCTCTACCGACCCTAACAGCCTTGCCTATAGTAGTTGAATGATGAACCATGCCCCAAGGCTCATCGCGGTCTAACATATCCCTATAATTTACGTTGACTATAGCAGGATCAAACTTGTCGCCAGCATCCTTCTCCATCGACAAGTTTAAATAACGACTAAAACCACACTCCCAAGACCTAACATCTTTTGTTGAGTAGCGGTTACCGTCAGCGTCTTCGTAAATAAACCACTCTACGCCCGGATAATCTTTAGAGCAACCAGAGTTTATTAGGGTGTCAGCACCTTCAAGCGGCTGAGACACCAACAGCAATAAAAGAAAAAAATACTTGAGCATTAAAGCACTCTATTGATAGCATCTATATCTACTTCAAGTTTAGAGTGTAAGTCTCCGGTCTGTTCTTTAAAAGACTTTATTGCCGCACGAACCAGTATTTGAGTATCGTTATCACGAAATACTTTTGAAATATGTTCGTCAGGAAGCTCAGTTTCTTCAGTAACAAAAAGTCCGGCTGAATCTATCAGAATACGAAAACCTATGATGGTCGCGTCTTTCATAGTTCGCAGGCGTTGCCTACACAAGCTAAAGTTTGTGCTCCTTCCGTGAAGTCATCTTCTTCATTAAGGTTCCAATCAAACTCTGTTGGAAAATCTTTTACCATCTCATTATATTCTTCCTCTGTGATCTGCTCGTATGGAGCCTGTGCATAACTGTGCTCGTCATACGGCAAGAAAGAAATGCCAGAGATAGAATCAAAGTTATTGTAGACCCAGTTACCAATCTCAAGGAACTCAGAATCCCGATAGTACACAGTGATGCTGGGCTTGTGCTCACACCAATGCTCTTGATACTTGGCCCACAACTCTAGCTGTTCCATTCCAGACTGCTCAGAAGCGAATACAGCGCCCTCTGGGGCTTGTTTAGGGAAGGAGAATACCTTGGTACTGGGTGAGAAGTTATCCATCTCACAAGGCACTCCAGCGTCTTCTAAGACCTTGCAAAGTGGGTCACGCATATCAGCCCTGACACGGCGAATGTAATAAGGTGCATATCGCCCATGAATCCCAGAAGCAGAATCAACTAGCTGAGACACTGTACCGCTAGGCTTGACGCAAGTAATTGCCGTGCTCTGTGGAATACCTAGACGCTCTGCCCACTCTTTGTTGGTTGCAATAGAAACATCACGCAAATCTTCAAGAAGTAAATCAAGATCCTCGTTTTCAAGAGTAAGTAGTGGATTATCTAAAATACCTGTCAGACTCACACCCAATAAAGATTCTTCTTCTGTGTTAGTTTTCCAAATACCTCTTAGGTATCTGAAGTCCGTGAGGGTGGCTTGCAAAGTTCCCAAGATAGTCGCAATTCGTACCTTTCTCCTGAGAGATTCAGCCGTATCTTCCGGTCTGACGACAACTTCTGAAAGGTTGCAAACTTGTGATTTTCTAAGGATGATTTCAGAACATGGATTTGTTCCGAAATCTCTGTCGCTATCCCGCCTACCATTTCTTTCAGCTTGTTTTTGGCTTGCGGCTCTACTAAAGATTCCGCGCTCTCCGCTTTTTGATTCATAAAGACTTCTCCACTCATCTAAGAATTGTTCAAAGGATGGCTTGCTGGTGTAGCAGGCGCTGTTGTTTGCAAGCCCACGCTGAGACTCAGTGTTATACCAAGCACCGTGCTTTGCTTGCCGTAATGCATCGTCAGAAAGATCTGACAAACTAATTAAGGCTGATCGTCTGACTCCTCCGACAACGACGATTTGTGCGATTTTACAGCAAAGATCGTGGCATTCAAGGGATGTAAGCTTTCGTCCAGCCGCTTCCTTAAATGTTCTAACTGTAAATCGGAAGAGGTCAATAAGAGGTTCCGGGCCACTTGCTCTACCTCCAAAAGTTTTGAGCGAGGCACCCGCAGGTCGAACTCTAGATACGTCCCATTCTGGTACTTGACCACTATACAACAACGATACCAACTCCCGATACGATTTCGCCCATCCAACTTTTGAATCTGGTACGTGTATGACTGTATCTGTTGCATGAAAGTCCTCTGCGATTTCTGGAAGTTTTGAAATGTACTGGTCTTCAACACTATAGCCGACACCAGTACCACACATAAGAACGTACATCATTTCATCAAAAGATCTAGGGCTGTCAATAGCAATATAGCTACAGTTAAACCCTGCCATATTATCACGATCTAGTGCTGGCCCGGCGGTCATCAACGCCCTCATAGACGGCATGACCTCTAGCTTGTTAATCGCTTGAAATATTTCTACACGTTCTTCGTCAGTAAGTTTATCACCCCAATACTTAATGTAGCGGGTAATTGTTTCTTTCCATGTTTCTCGTCTTTCTTCTTGTGGGAGATAACGAGCGTATCTACTCTTATGTATGTATTGTTGATAGGCGTCCAATTTTATTCCTCCAGATCTTCTATATCGTTTAAGTCATTAATATTTAATTTATATTTATTTCTTTTCTTAATGGGCTTGTACTTCTCTTCATTTCTTTCTTCATGTTTTTTTCTTTTGTGGCGACTAAACTTTTCTAGTCTCTCACGCTTACGATCATTCATCATCGTTGAGACTTCCTCTTTTTGAAACGTCTATCCAATCCTCTGGAATACTATCTTCAGAGAACCATCTAAAACCTTTAGAAGAAGCCCACTCAGCGTGGTTACGTCTTGTACCGTCTTTACGGCGTTTTGCTTGAGGCATTGGTGCGTTAGGGTCAGCAAACAAAAAAACCAGTTCAATATCTTTGGGCAATGCTTTTGCTATCCAAACATATTTATTGTACTCGTTGTGATCCCAGAAGCGGCCCTTTGCCTCTAAATATATTTTTTTGCCATTAACCTCACGAATAAAATCAGGATGATATGTATGCTTAACAATATAGTCGGTCGTTTCAGAATGAATCTTCCAATCATTTAAAATGCCTGAGTGGAGTTCATACTCCCAATTAGAATCGTAGCCTTTTACTGGGGCTTTGTCTATTGGACGCTTAACTCGTGGGCGGCGGTAGCTTTTTTTTATTTTTGGTTTCAATGGATAGTTACTACATTATCTTCAAAATATATTTTTAGTATTGTGTATAACTCAAATAAAATATCTTCATCAATTAGTTCTTCATCTGCTAATTGTTTTGCACAGTAAAAGATAGCGGCCTCTAGTGATAAAACTTTCATTTGAAATCAGACAAACAATAATCTTCTATAGCACGAGAACTGTTTCGGTGCATACGCTTTAATTTTTTTTTAATCCAACGAGGAGTAAATATAGAATTAACAAGTGTGGTTCCAGACCAATAGTAAGCGTTTTTAGGAATATAATCTTTATATTTTTTTGGGTCAATTTCTTTGTGTTGGCTTTCATCAATAACTGTTTTTAGCCACTCAATAAAAATTTCAACTGTTTTTTTATTTATTCTTTTAGAAAGGCGTCGATTCATAACTAACCTCTTCGACTCGCGGTGCAATTTCTACATGACTTAAGTATC